AAACTTGGAACTCCTATTCACGTTAAAGGCGCTATACTATACAACCATCATCTGCAACAAATGGGACTAACCAAGAAGTATCCAATGATTCAGGAAGGCGAAAAGATTAAGTTCTCTTATCTGAAAATGCCAAATCCTTTCAAGGATACCGTTATCTCATATCCGGCAAGATTGCCTAAAGAATTTGACATTTCTCGTTATATAGATTATGATACACAATTCGAAAAGACTTTCCTTGAGCCAATTAAAGTAATCTTAGATTGTATGGGATGGTCTACTGAAAAAGTTAGTTCTTTGGAAGATTTCTTTACATGATTTATTTTACTTTTCTTGCTGCTTTCGCTTTATCTGCCTGTGCCGGTCTATATTCAGTTATAGGTCTGGCTGCAATCTTTCCTGGTTCATATTGGCCTATTATCATTATGGGTTCTGTACTAGAAGGTTCTAAACTGGTCACAACATCTTGGGTGTATCGCAATTGGGATACTGCACCAAGATTGATGAAGTATTATATGGTGTCTGCTATTGTTATTCTAATGGCGATTACTTCAATGGGTATCTTTGGATACTTGTCGAAGGCTCATCTGGAACATTCAGCAGATATGGCACCATTGACTGATAAAGTAGCAATGTTAGATGAGAAAATTAAAACCGAAAAGGAGAATATAAATGCCAACCGTACGGTTCTCAAACAACTTGATGAGGGCGTGGACCAAGTTATGGCACGCTCACAAGATGAAAAAGGTGCAGACAAGGCAATTGCTGTCCGCAAAGCCCAAGCGAAAGAACGCAGTCGAATTAGCCAAGAGATATCAGAGTCACAAAAAACAATTTCTTCCCTTAACGAAGAAAGAGGCCCTCTTAATGTGGCGTTACAGAAGGCGGAATCGGATTTTGGCCCAATCAAGTATGTTGCTGAGTTGATATATGGTTCAGGAGAAAGAGACATCATAGACAAAGCAGTTAGATTGGTAATCATTCTAATTATGGTTGTATTTGACCCTCTTGCTGTGTTATTATTGATAGCGGGTAACATGTCTCTTAAAAAAGAGCCTGAAATAGAACCAGAGCAAAATGTAATGTATAGCGAACAAATTCCTATGCCAGAACCTGAGCCTGAACCAATAAAACCAAAAGGTGTAGTTATACCTGATATTCAAACACCAATAGATACTAAACAAGAAAAGAAATTGGCCAAGAAAGGTATGGCAATCAAGTCCAATTTTAAGATGACAGGTAATGAAGATGATATTAATTTCTACAAAAGAAATGTTTAACAAAGGAATGAAATGAGTATATTAGACAAAATCAAAAAGAACAGCAGCATCAAAGAATCTGCAATTCTATCCAAATCAAAGTTCTTCATACAGAAGGATATGATTCCAACGGCAATCCCAATGATTAACGTTGCACTCTCAGGTAAACTTGACGGGGGTTTAACACCAGGTCTTACAATGTGGGCAGGTCCATCCAAACACTTTAAGACTGCATTTTCTTTATTGATGGCCAAATCTTATCTGGACAAATATGAAGATGCTGCACTTTTATTTTATGATTCTGAGTTTGGCACTCCTCAATCTTATTTCGATTCCTTCGGCATTGACACTAATCGTGTCCTCCATACTCCTCTTACTGACATTGAACAGTTGAAGTTTGATATTATGAAACAGTTAACTGAGTTGACTCGTGGTGAACACTTAATTATCATCATTGATTCAATTGGTAATCTGGCCTCAAAGAAAGAAGTTGAAGATGCTTTATCTGAAAAGTCTGTGGCAGATATGTCTCGTGCTAAACAAGTCAAGTCATTATTCAGAATGGTGACACCACATCTGTCCTTAAAAGATATTCCAATGATTGTAGTGAATCACACATACAAAGAAATTGGAATGTTTCCTAAAGATATTGTTGGTGGTGGTACGGGTTCTTATTATTCTGCCGACAATATCTTCATTCTTGGCCGACAACAAGAAAAAGAAGGTACTGAGATTGTTGGATATAACTTCATTATCAATGTAGAAAAGAGTAGATATGTTAAAGAAAAATCAAAGATACCAGTTACTGTCTCGTTTGACGGTGGCATCAGTCGTTGGTCTGGCTTGCTTGATATTGCTTTGGAATCTGGTCACGTTGTTAAGCCTAGCAATGGTTGGTATTCTAAAGTAGATATGGAAACTGGTGAGGTTGGAGAAAAGAAATATAGAATCAAAGAAACAGATACGAAAGATTTTTGGACGTCAATCCTAAATGATAGTACATTCACTGAGTATGTTATGAACAAATACAGCATAACTACAGGTGACATTATGCAAACGGAAGAAGCATGATAGAAGGAATTGACTATTGTTTCATTTATCCTAAAGATGATAAGACCATAACCCACATCAAACTCTTATTAGGAGAGTACAAAGGTGTGGTTTTTAAGTATGGTAAAGTGAAGATAACGGAAGAAGATGACGGACCCCATTTACATTTTGCTTTTGATGTGTTAGAATCTCCTGATATAAAACCTAAAAAGTTGATGAAGGATGTCCAATTCAAAACGTATCTTGGAGATATGTTGATTGGATTGATGAGTGATAATATTGATGGGGATATAATTGATGAAACTAGAACAGACGATACTGAAACACCTGATTTACTCGGAAGAATACCTGAGAAAAGTCCTCCCCTTCTTGAAGGCTGATTATTTTACAGACAGAACAGAAAGGGCTATCTATGATGAAATCTCTACATTCACGGAGGATTATAATTCGTCACCCACAATTGAAGCTCTCTCTATTGCCGTCAAAGAGAGGCGAAATCTTACGGGCGATGAAGTGGAAAGATGCGAAACTTATCTTACGGAGATTCAAACATCTGGCAATGAACAATCAGACATCCGATGGCTGGTTGATAAAACAGAAAAATTCTGCCAAGAAAAAGCCATTTATAACGCTGTATTGGGGTCTATTTCAATACTCGATGGCAAAGACAAACAACACGACAAAGGTCAGATTCCCAAAATCTTATCAGATGCATTGGCGGTAAGTTTTGACACATCAGTTGGCCATGATTACTTAGAGAATAGTGATGATAGATTTGAATTTTACCACCGCCATGAAGAAAGAATTCCTTTTGATTTGGAATTCTTTAACAAAATTACAAAAGGCGGTCTTCCTGCTAAAACACTTAATATCGCTCTTGCCGGCACTGGCGTGGGCAAGTCTTTGTTTATGTGCCATTGTGCCGCTGGAAATATGGCGTTGGGTAAGAATGTACTTTACATTACGATGGAGATGGCTGAGGAGAGAATTGCGGAAAGAATAGATGCCAACTTATTGAATGTTTCACTAGACGATTTGATAAATCTACCTAAAGATTTGTATGATAAAAAGGTTGAAAAGGTTAAATCTAAAACAACCGGTAAACTCATCATCAAAGAGTACCCAACCGCTTCTGCATCAACAACACACTTTAGGACTTTATTGAATGAGTTATATCTTAAAAAGAGTTTTCGTCCTGATATCATTTATATTGATTATCTCAACATATGCTGTAGTTCAAGAATTAAAGCAGGATCAAACATCAATTCTTACACTTATGTTAAATCAATCGCTGAGGAGTTGCGTGGACTTGCCGTTGAGTTCGGAGTCCCAATTGTTTCTGCAACTCAGACCACAAGATCCGGTTTTAATTCTTCCGATCCAGGACTCGAAGACACTAGTGAAAGTTTCGGTTTGCCGGCTACCGCCGACTTGATGTTTGCTTTGATTTCTTCTGAAGAACTAGAAGAAATGGGCCAGTTGATGGTTAAACAATTGAAGAATCGGTATAATGATCCAACTTATTACAAAAGATTTACAGTTGGTATTGACAGAGCAAAAATGAGATTGTATGATGTAGAACAATCTGGCCAAGAAGGCCTCATTGATGCAGGTCCTGGTAACATAGAACCTAAGAAGCTAAATAAGAAGTCATTTGATGGATTTAAAGTATGAATTTAACCAAAGAGGAGGCCATTCATTGTGCCAAAGTATTTGAAAACTATTTCAGCAACTTCAGTCGAATTGATGAATACATGCGAGACCAAAAGTTGGCTTCTTTGGCAGAAATGCCTTCAAACCCTTTATTCGCACCGGAAGATGATTTATTCTCGGATTTTTCAATGCATCCTAACGATATGGATATTGAAGTCGTTTGTATTAACAATGATATTTGGGAATCATTACTAAACATCACCTCATCTCATATTAATATTAGGCCTGTTGGTCGTAGCATTCATTTGGCAGTTAAAGAAAAGAAAACGGATAAGTTCTTAGGATTCATTCGTTTAGGTTCACCTGTAATTAACTGCAAACCTAGAAATGCAATGCTAGGACAAGTGTTTACGCAAACACCAGAAGGTGGTAAAGCGTTTAACAATACTGCAATGATGGGTTTTGTGATTGTTCCTGCACAACCATTTGGTTATAACTATCTTGGTGGCAAACTTCTGGCTGCCATTTGTTGTTCTCATACAGTCCGTGAAATGGTCAACAAGAAGTATGGCATGAATTTGTGTCTCTTTGAAACAACAAGTCTGTATGGTTCTACCAAATCATCCTCACAATATGATGGCATGAAGCCTTACATTCGTCACAAAGGTGAAACAGAAAGTGATTTCTTACCAATGATGCATGGCAAACCATATGCAGATTTGAGAGACTATGTACAAGATAGAGTTGGTAAGATTGTTGATGAAGAT